ATGGCTTACAAGGGTACCGAAGTCGCGATCCTGGCCCTGATTAGAGCTTTTGCGCACCATTGAGAAATGCCCAAACCAGACATCCCGGGCGTTTACGCCGATCCCTTGCTTGATCCCTCTCATCAGGTGGACGACTGTGAACCCGGACCAGATGATTCGCTAGCGCGCCGACTGGTAAACAGAGCCTGTGCAAAACTGCTCAAGCTGTTAGCCCAATTGGGGTTATAGTTCGTTTATGGGGCGCAGATGGCCAACCGCGAGTACCAGAAACTGGCAACCCGCCAGGGGATTCGAAGTTTCCTCGGCCAGAACTGGCGCGGCATTAGCGCCGGCGAGCCTGAATTCTATCGCCCCGTGAGACGGCCAGATCCCCGGCGCTTCAAAAATCACAAAAAAGTTATCGCCCGGCCGGAGCAGCTTTCGTTTGATTTCGTCGAGAGCTACGATCCGGCGAGCCCGTTGAAAGACGTCTTTCCTGAATTCTATGAATGAGATGGTTAAGGCTGCCCTCACCCCGGCGCAGAAACCCGTAGCCGAGCTACTGCTCGCTGGCATGAGCAACCGGGACCGTTTCGTCCGAGAAGAAAAAACAGCGCAAAGCCCTGTCGTTATTTGCCCCGACCTTTTTGTCCGCCAGCTGTCGCGTTACGGCCGACGCTATCGAGAGGCAATGGCCGCGAACGGTCAGCCCTACATTCGCAGAGGCCATACCGTGCGGCGGCATGGCTACAAGGAAGCGCGCATGTGCCAAACCTGCATCGAGGGTCAGCACCAGAACTGCCAGGGCGGAATCTGCAGCTGCGTACACCACGAGCTCGCCGCCCAGGCGTTGCTGAATTGCCGGGATAATTTCCGGGAACTCGCTGCTCAGCCTTAACAAAATGTGGAATTGTTAAAGTGACAGCCTTTGCAGCACCTTTCGAAGGATGAATTGCTGCGATTGCTCGCTGCAGCGCGCAACCACAGCGAAATGGAGTATCTGGCCATCCTGATTGGCTACTGGCACGGTTTGAGAGTCTCCGAAATCACTGGTCCCAGGGGCTTTACGCCGGAATGCGTGCGCGACGGCTATCTGACGATCCAGAGACTGAAAGGCAGTCTGAGGACAACGCAGCCGCTCGTTAGCCACGAGAATCCACTGCTCAATGAGCGCGATCAGATTATCGCGCTGATCGCGAACTCTGAGCCTGGAAAACCGGTCTTTCACTTTACCCGGCATCGGTTCTGGATGATCATGCGGCAGCACTGCAAGACGGCGGGTATTGCGGAACACAAAGCGCACCCGCACATTCTGAAACACTCGATCGCCATGCAGAGCATTAAAAGCGCCGGCATCGAAAATGTCAGAGCCTACTTGGGTCACAAATCGATCAGTTCCACCGGCGCCTATCTGAAGGTGGATGACGACGTTGCCAGTACGGCGATCGCGGGAGCGGTCAAGACGAATGCGAAATAGACTGCGCCGGCTCTGGATTGCGGAAGAGCTGCTGCTCGATTTGTTTGCAGCTGGCCAGCACAGTGGCTATTCCGTTGTGCACAATGCTATCCCCGCGGGCGCGCGCCTAGTTAGTGTTGGCTGGGCTGGTTTGGTTCGCGACAACCCCACATCGCCACGCACCGCAGAGTTCATCCTCGAAAGCGAAGAGTTCTCGCCCGTAGCGCAGGGCGACGTCATACCCTATCTATCGCCGGTCTGCGAGAGAACCCGTGCAACCATTCGCTTGCCGGAAGATATCACCAAGTTTCACACGAACTCGTGCTTCCAGGTCGAATGCCTCTCCTGCAAGCTGCCGGATCCCTTCCGCACTGTTGCTGGGCTGATTCAGGATGCTTACGCGAGCGGGCGCCTCCACATCACCTCTCACCCTGGCCACATGGTCACGATCACGCCCACCACGCTTATGAGGGCAGATTGAGAAATCCTCGCCCGCGCGGGCTCCGGAAACATGTCACGTTCACAGTGATTCCGCTGGTCGGGCGCCGGGCTACGCGCCGCCGGTTCGCGCCGCCCGGTCAGTTCATCACACCGGGCGGCATCGATGGAATCCTCGAGCAGGAAGCTGAGATCGTAGAGCGCCACTGGCCGGGCGCAACGTTTCACCTGGTCGAGCTCCTGGACGGCAATTTCAATTTTGTTCAGACTAAGGCGGCTCCAGCTGCCAGCTAGAGCGCTCCGTCCGTATGCCGTCGATCCAGTGGCGCGCCGTGTGGCGATCGACCGCATGCGCGCAGATGATCCGCTGCGGAAGCTCTATCGCACCCAACTCTGGCGCGCGACGCGCCGGCTGGTCCTGGCCCGGGATCCGTTCTGTGGGCTCTGCCCTGATCTGCAGGCCCCGGCCCTGAGCACCATCGTTCATCATGTGATCAGCGCGCGCAAGTACATCGGCGAGCAGGGCGGCGACCAGGCAGCCTTCTTCGATCAGGGCAACCTGCAGGGTGTCTGCAAGGCCTGCCACGATGCCACGACGGCTCGGGAATGCGGCTTTGCGCCGACTCGGGAGACCAAGTGACCATCAAGCGAACAGCGGAAGTTACACTCCGGAAGTTCTCAGTCCAGCAACTCATTAAGGGCGGCGCGATCGTCATCCACCTTGACGACCTGGCTCTAAGGCTGCGGCTCGAACCGCAGGCGATCGCCGGCGGCTCCCTCTCCATAGAGGATAGAGTGGCCGCGGTGCTAGGCAAAAAGCGCGGTTAACTCTCGCGTTTGAATAGGGGGTAGGGGGTTCGATCTCTGCGACCGGCGCCAAAAAGACCGCTCGCCGGGCTTTTTCGCGCGTCTCCGTTTCAGTAAATTTTTGAGGAAATTTTAGAATTTTGCCGTTTAAGCGATGCGACGAGCGAATCGCAGAAACGAACTTTTTATTTTCTTTGTTATCAACGCGATTTGTTCCGCGATGGTCGACATCACCTGCGCAGACCCGCATGAATAGCGTGGACGCTTAAAGTCAAGCAGGCGAAAGTCTATTTGTCGGCGTGACCTTGAGCAGTGTTTATGCGGCTTCCGAGGCGAAAGTCGAAAAGTCGATTTCTATAATGGACGTGTCAGATTGAGGCTGACACGAATGCCACAACAGAAACCGACTCTCATCGCATACTACGCTGGCGGCTGGCACTACGGGTATCTCGTCCGGCGCGGATACAAGTGGACGCGCATCCGGCGAATCTTGGCAATTGGAGCGCATCCGAAAAAGCGCGGTATTCGCGCCAAGTTCGTTACTGTCGCCACTGCAGACACGCAGGCGGTGGTCGAAAACTGATCAGTTTTTCAGTTTCACAATTACGATGGTCGCGCCCAGAACTTCTTGACCGTGAGCAGTGGCGACGCCGGCTCGAACGAGAAAGCCTATCCAGCATTCTCCCTTACTGAGGCGTTTGCAGGTTTCTTTCCCGAGACGGGATTCCAAATAGCCGAGCTGGGAGCCATTTTCTAGGTACACCGCAACAGCAGTTCGTGAAGCTGGATTGTCTCGTTCCCAGTTAAGCACTATGCGGTCGAGTGGTTTACATCTGCAGAGAGCTACCTGTCGCGAGCTTCCATCGCGATTTGAGAAGGTAACTCCGGCGACGTTCGTGAAGATGTATCTTTCGAAGGTTTCGTTGTGATCTAGCCAATTGGTGATCAGCTCATCGGATTGATCGTAGAAAGCTCGAGCGGCCATGCGTCACCAACTGCCCGCGATCAGGACGGTCGAACAATATCATGCCGCGGCGGCGAATTTCAACGAAAGTTCTGAAAGCGCGCGGCTCTCATCTCCGCCATCCGGAACGCGCACGGGCTCGAGCGCGTGAACCGAAGTACACAGGGCCGCTCGGCGCTCCGCCAGAAAAACTGAATGCCAAACATAAAGCACTTTGGGCGGAATTATCGGCCATCGTTCCCGAAGGCGTCCCGGAAAAATCTGATCGCTGGATGTTCGAGGTGCTGGTTTGCCTGATGGCAAAGTTCCGCGCAGGAAGCGCCCGGGGCGGGGAAGTAAACCAACTGCTAAACCTGCTCGCAAAACTCGGAATGACACCAGCCGACCGAAGCCGCGTCGCGCCAAACGCGCCACCGCCAGCGAAACAGGACAAGTGGGCGGACTTCAACCTGCCCGCACAGACGCAATAGATGCCCATCCACACATCACCGCGGCTCATCGCTACATCGATTCCGTTCTCGATGAAAGCATTCCTTCCTGCAAGTGGGTGCGCCTCGCTTGCGAGCGGCAGCTCCGTGATCTCGCGCAAATCGAGAATGCGAGCTATCCCTATAAGTTCGATAGCACAGCGGCCGAGCGCGTTTGCAAATTCGTCGAACTCAGCCCGCACATCAAGGGAAAGAAGTTTGCCGGGTCCCTCATTCATCTTGAGGACTGGCAGTGCTTCATCCTTACCACGGTGTTTGGGTGGCTCAATCGGGTCACCGGCCTGCGGCGCTTCCGTCGCGCCTACTCCGAAATCGCAAAGGGGAACGGAAAATCAGCGCTCACGTCGGCCGTTTCGAATTACATGGCCTTCGCCGAAGGCGAGCCAGGCGCCGAGGTTTATTCCGCCGCAACCAACCGCGACCAGGCGAAGATCGTCTGGTCCGTCTCCCACGCCATGCTTCGGGCGATGCCCGAGTTCTGCGATCGCGCCGGCGTCGAACCGGCCGCGCACTCGATCAACCAGGTCCGCACCAACTCTTTCTTCCGTCCGCTCAGCTCCGAGGCCAACTCGGCCGAAGGCGTTCTCCCGTACTTTGTCTGCGTCGACGAGCTCCATGCCCATCCCACGCGCGATCTCTACGACAATCTCGACACCGCGAACGGGAAACGGGAGGGTTCGCTGCTTTGGGTTATCACCACGGCGGGCAGCGATCGAGCCGGGATCTGTTACGAAGTCCGAACTTACATCACCAAGATCCTCGACAACGTAGTCCAGGATGATTCCGTCTTTGGAATCGTCTTCACGATCGACGAAGAGGACGAGTGGTTTGCAGGGCCTGATGTCTGGCGCAAGGCGAATCCGAACTGGGGGATCTCGGTCGATCCGTTTGAAATCGGAACCAAAATCCAGCGGGCCCTGCAAGTCTCGAGCGCCCAGCCCACGATTCAAACGAAGCACCTGAATAAGTGGGTCAGCGCCGATCATGCATGGATGGACATGCAGCGCTGGGCGAAATGCGCGGACCCGACGCTCGACGAAACCGAGTTCGCCGGCAAGCAGTGCGTCCTCGGACTTGACCTCGCTTCCAAACTGGATCTGGTTGCGAAGGTCAAACTGTTCTGGAAAGACGTCGAAGAGCAGCTCGCAGGGAAAGAACCGCAGAGCAAACGACACTATTACCTCTTCGGCGATTACTGGACCCCGGAAGAGCGCGTCGAACAGTCCTCGAATGCAAGTTACAAAGGCTGGGTCATCGATGGCAAGCTGCACACGTGCGCCGGCGAGACGAACGACTATGACGTGGTCGAAGATTCGATTCGCGCGGATTGCCGGACCTTCGATGTGCTCGAGGTAGCACACGATCCATACCAGGCGCAGCAATTCGTGAACCACCTGGGTCCGGAAGGGATCAAGATGGTCGAGGTCCCGCAGATGGCGAAACACTTATCCGAGCCGATGAAAGAGTTGGAGGCCGCAGTTTACGATGGGCGTTTCCACTTCGACGGCAACCCGATTCTTACCTGGGCGGTCTCGAACGTAGTCTGCCACCGCGACAAGAACGACAATCTCTTTCCCACAAAACAAACTTACGACAACAAGATCGATCCGGTGACTGCTCTTCTTACCGCGCTGAATCGCGTCATGGCGGCGCCGACCAGCGACGCCGGCGACTCCAAGTTCGTCTTCATTTAAGCCTTTCTCAATGAATCCTTTTATCTTCACCATCATTGCCGCGGTTATCGGCTCCGGATTGCTCGTCGCCGGCGCGGCCGCGATTTATCACCCGGCAGGGCTGCTGGTAGCCGGTGCGCTGCTGATCCTGGCGGCGCACGGATCCACCCGCATGCCTCGGCGACCTGAAAACTAACCCATGCCAAAACTCTCAGCGGTAGGTCGCGCATTTAGTCAGTTCGTCGGCAGCGCGGTTGGATTCAGCGCCGAAGCTGGCCTTGGAATCGTCGGTTCCCCTTCGCCCGATTCCGATTACTGGTACCACTCGCTTGGGCAACGCAGCGCGGCCGGCCCACAGGTTTCCGCCGGCACTGCGATTCGCCTGGCGGCCGTTTTCGCTTGCACGCGAGTCTGTGCGGAAACTCTAAGCTCGCTTCCCGTCGGCATCTATCGGGAGCTAAAAAGCGGCGGTCGTGAGCCGGCCAAAGATCATCCTGCCCAGCAGCTCTTCCTGGAACCTAACCCGTGGCAGACGGGCATGGAGTTCTGGGAGATGATGCAGGCGCATCTCGAGCTCCGCGGGAATGCCTATGCGGTCAAGGTCCCGGGCAGCGGACGTGCGATCGATCAGCTTATACCCCTGCATCCGGACCGTGTGCGCGTGTTCCTCATGCCGGGGAACAGGTTGCGCTATGAAGTAACCGCATACTCGACGGGGCAAATCGACAAGTACGTGCAGGAAGAAATCTTGCACCTGCGTGGTTGGTCCTCGGACGGGATCATGGGCATAAGTACGGTGAGCGCCGGTGCCGAGGTGATTGGCGTGGGCCTCGCGCAGCAAGAGCACCGTGCGCGCTATTTCCGGAACAATGCTGTCCCTGGCCTGGCCATCGAAGGTCCAAAGATGACTCCCGAGGCAGAAGAGCTGATGCGCAATTCCCTTACTGAAGGGTTCAGCGGTCCGAATGCGTTCAAGGCTCTCATTGTGCCGCCCGGGAGAACGGTGAAGCCCCTGGGCCTTACCAACAAAGATTCGCAACTCATCGAAGCTTCAGGTGCAACCCGTACCGATATCGCCGGCATGTGGCGGGTTCCTCCGCACAAGATCGGAGATCTGAGCCGCGGGACCTTCAGCAACATCGAGCAACAGAATATCGAGTTTGCGACCGACTGCATGCGTCCGCGCATCGTGCGCGTCGAGCGCCGCATTGATCGGGATATCGTGAACTCGCTGCGCGCTTACGAGTCGGCAAGCGGCGACTACTTTGCCACTTTTGCCATGGATGCACTCTACCGCGGCGACATGAAGAGCCGTTATGAGGCCTACCAGCTAGGCGTGCAGACCTGGTTGCTGCGCAATGAAGCGCGCGCAGCCGAGGGATTGAATCCGATCGATGGGCTGAACGAGCCCCTGGTGCCGGTCAACATGGAGACGGTGAGCCAGGCGCAGGCACGCAGCGATAACAATATTGCTTCCAATGG